AGCAGGCGCGAGAAGATCAAGCAGGTTGGGAAGTCATTGCTAACATGGCGATGAACAAGCGTCTTCTTGATGGCCATGAGATGTTCATTGCTGACAAGATAGATGGGCTGAAGAATCGCGCATCGTTCCGCTGGGATTGGTACGCCGAGAAGCTTAGGGCAATCATAGCAAAGAAAATGGAGAAGAAAGATGACTGAATGGCAACCAATAGAGACAGCGCCAAAAGATGGGACATACTTCCTTGCATATTGGCCATCATCTGAAGTCGAACCACATCTTCAACAGCATTATGTTTGCCACTACGCGCATGGCGTGATTTGGCCATCTTGGATTAGAGATGACGATATGCCCACCCACTGGATGCCACTTCCCCCGCCACCTGCGAATGGAGATGAGTGATGACTCACGATTACAAAGAAGGCCCTTACTCAACCGGAACGCTCATTGAGCGTTTGGAGGAAATGTGCAGTTGTGGCGAAGAGTGGGGCATTTTGGCGGGTCGAGATGTGTGGCCAGATGATGTTCTTGAAGCTATTGAACGCATCAAACGGTTGGAGGCGGCACTGGCAAAAGTTGCAGAAGGATATGAAACTAAATGGTCAACAAGCTCTGTAGTCAACATGCTCGACATTGCGCAGATATTATCTGAACGCATCATCATTGCCCGCAAAGCACTGGAGGGGAAAGATGGATAACCTGAGAGCTGACGCAAGAATGGCGCTTGCAAGATATGAATCGTCTGTTGCCGCATTTGGCATGGAAGCGGGCTTCCCAATGAAAGATGTGCGTGTCGTACAGGAATACATCGAAAAGCTGGAGGCCGCGCTGCGGGAGGTGGCAGAAGCTGTGGGCGACTCTTCGGCGTATTGGATCGCCCGCAAAGCACTGGAGGGAACAAATGGTCCTTGAGCAAGCCCTAGAGAAAATAGCATCCATCATTTTCTGCGTCGGCTGGGAGCCGCAAGAAGATCCTATGGATAACGCTCGTTGCCCCAATGGTGACGAGTATCAGGTTCGCTCGTACTGGGCGGAGCATGACCTGTTCGATGACCCTGAAGATGCCCTGTGCCGGATGCTGATCAGTGCTGTTCATGCCGACATACGGGCGGCGCGTATGATGAGCAAGAATCGCAAGCTGGTCCTATACTGGCGAACGCTGCCAGCAATCGATGTATGGGGTGGCAAGACGTCTCAGATTTGGACTCGTTATGTCGTATCAACGGAGAAGCAAGATGACTGACATCATCCTGCCACGCCGCAAGTTCCTCACCGGCCTCATGGGCCTTGTCGCCGCGCCAGCAGTGGTGAAGGCAACTAGCTTGATGCCGGTTAAGCTAGTCGATTTTGGCGATGGTGTTGCGCTTAAGAGCATGGCACATCCCGTTCGCACAGGCGGTGGCATCCGTCTCAGCGAACTGCGTGAGATTCTTAGGCCGGGTCTACAAAAGATAGTCGATGACATGTACGAGGATCGCTCAGAGCAATGGGCAAACATATTTAGGAGTGTGTCATGATCGACATCAACAAAAAGTACCGCACCCGTGATGGCCGCGAAGTCCGCATCTATGCGACGGATGGGTATGGTAGCGGATCAGCCATACATGGCGCCATAAATAACTTTTATGGTTGGGTCGCTACGGTTTGGAACCCAGACGGAAAATGCCATTGGAGTGCTGGCTGTTATGGCGATCCATCTCTTGATAACGATCTCATTGAAGTCCGCCCCCGCCATAAGAGGACGGTGTGGTTGAATGTGTATGATGATTGTATTAGTCGTGGCTTTGAAACGAAAGATGAGGCCGATGTTAAAGCGGTTAAAAACCGCCGCCTCGCCTGCATCAAGGTCGAGTTAGACTTTGAAGAAGGAGACGGTCTATGAGCGATGATCTTGTAAAGCGGCTGAACGAAGATTTTTCATCAAGTGCTCGCGAAGACATTCAATATCAAATGGAAGTTTACGAAAAAGAACGCAAAGAAGCCGCCGACCGCATCGAGAAGCTGGAGGCGGCGCTGCGGAAGATAGATAGAAGTTCATGCCTAAACCCGCATGACATTTGCAACATCGCTCGCAAAGCACTGCTGGAGGGAAAGGATGACTGATCTGAACGAAAAGTTAGCACAGGAAGCCGCAGAATTGATCAACGGCGGTGAATGGCGTGATGGCAAGTGGTATTCTGATGGACACCGTGATGCTTGGTGCAGAGCATTGAAACCAGCCGCCGACCGCATCGAAAAGCTGGAGGAAGAAAACGGCGTTCTTTTCGTAGCCAATGTCCGGTTGAATAGCCGGACTGATCTTGATTGCGATCATTATCGTGACCGCATCGAAAAGCTGGAGGCGGCGCTGCGGTCGATTGCTGCGAACGCTTGTTGCGACAGTTGCCGTGAAGCTGCGCTCGTCGCCCGCAAAGCACTGGAGGGGAAAGATGACTGATGATGCTGACAATCTTATAAGTGACTTGCGGTTGAATGCTGAACATCAACTTTTGGTCATTGAAGATTATCGTAAGGCCGCTGAACGCATTGAAAGGCTGGAAGAATTGCTTGACCTCTACCGTGACGCCGTAACGGTAGATGCGACAATGCAGGGACCGATATTTAGAGGGGCAAATTTGTATGCGTTAAAACGCGCATGGTATCACGACCGCAAAGCACTGGAGGGGAAAGATGCGCCGCAAGAACCTATCTAAGCGCCGCTGGCGGTCGCGCATGATGTTGGGCCTGTGGATTCCCGGCATGGTTGTCCATGCTTATGGCTTTACCCCGCCAGACGGATACATTGGCGAGCCTCACCCTGAGCTAGACTTTTGGAGGATCGTAAAATGTGGTACAATGAGCGCATGAAGGATGATCAGTACATCTCCAGTGGCTGGCACTACAACTATGGCTGGCTCCGTCGCCCGGAGTTAGACGATCAGAACGGCTATGCCTATGAAGAGGCTGATGGCGATCTCATCTTTACCCGGCGGATCTCCCACTCGGTGCGGGCCTACCTCGACTGCTGGCGCGATAGCGAAACCGGCAAGCGCTACCTGACATTTACCCGACTGCCCGTGAAGTGCTGGGCAAAGGCGAGCAAATGAGTGTCCTTGCGTTAGACGGCAAGACGATCTCGATTGAAGAGCAGCTTCGCGACCTTGACCGCGCTGATTGCGAAGACAGCCTGTACACGTTCCTCATCAACGGGTGGAAGTATATCGACCCAGCGCCGTTCGCCTATGGGTGGCCTATTGAGGCGGTCGCAGAACACCTTCAGGCGGTCGTAGACGGAGAAATCACCCGCCTGATCATCAACATACCTCCACGCTGCGCAAAGTCGTCCCTGACCTCCGTAGCCTTTCCTGCGTTTACTTGGGCGCAAAGGCGCAAGAGCGACACGAGCGGGCCGGGCGTTCAGTTCCTGCATGCGTCCTACTCGCAGATCCTGACGCTGCGCGACTCCACCAAATGCCGCCGCCTCATCGAGAGCCCTTGGTATCAGTCTCTTTGGGGCGACCGCTTCCATCTGATGCCTGACCAAAACACGAAGAGCAGGTTTGACAATGACAAGGGTGGCTCAAGACTGTCTACATCTGTCGGGTCGTCTCTTACGGGTGAAGGCGGGAATATTATTGTCGTCGATGACCCCAATGCGGCGCAAGAAGCACACTCTGAAGCCACCATCGCCACCACCATCGAATGGTGGGACGGCGCGCTGTCGACTCGTCTCAACAACGCCAAGACCGGCGCGTTTGTGGTTATCCAACAGCGCCTCGGCGAAGAAGATCTTACCGGGCACATTCTTAGTAAGGACGTGGGGCGCTGGACCCATCTCTGCCTTCCGATGAGGTATGAGCCCGAGCGCTCGTTTGTAACAAGCATCGGTTGGAAAGATCCCCGCGAAGAGCCCGGAGAGCTTCTGTGGCCTGCCAGATTTGGTGAGGCTGAGGTAGAAGAGCTTGAGACAAAGATGGGGCCGTGGACGGCTGCTGGGCAGCTACAACAGCGCCCTGAGCCTAAGGGCGGCGGTGTCATCAAACGGGAGTGGTGGCAGCTCTGGGAGCGCGAAAAGTTTCCCCCGATGGACTATGTGATCGCCTCGCTGGACACAGCATACACAACCAAGACCGAGAACGATTACAGCGCATTGAGCGTGTGGGGCGTGTTTTCTGATGGCGAGTTGCGCGCTGGCGTGGCTAACCGGGTTATTGGCCGCGACGAAGAAACGCTCTCGGTGATCAGAAGGACGGCGGCGGCGGAGCAGCCCAAAATCATGATGATCTGGGCGTGGCAGGAACGTCTTGAGTTGCACGAGCTTGTGCTGAAGGTTTCTGAGAGCATGAAGCAGTTCAAAGTGGACAAACTGCTCATTGAGAACAAAGCGGCGGGCATCAGCGTCTCGCAAGAAATCCGCAGGCTCTTTGGGCACGAAGATTTTTCCGTGCAGTTGTTTGATCCCAAAAGTCAGGACAAGCTGTCACGGCTCTACTCGGTGCAACATCTGTTTGCGGAAGGCCTGATCTATGCGCCTGACCGGACGTGGGCTGATCAGGTCATAACGCAGACCGCCACGTTCCCCAAAGGCAAGCATGATGACTTGGTTGATACGGTGAGCATGGCGCTCCGTCACCTGCGCGAACTTGGCCTGTTGGTGCGGACTGCGGAGCATGCTGCGGAGATTGACGGGCAGTTGTCGTTTACAGGCTCTGCGCCGCCGCCATTGTATGGTATTTAAAGCTTGGTGGCTGGGAAGACCAGTGAGGCCCTGTGTGCGCAACAGTAAGCCGAGATGCTGGAGCCCTCGCCCAGCCCACCAAATAGATCCTGTTGGCGTTTCCCGTGCCGATTGTATCGAGAGATAGGAGCCTTGCAAAAGAGGCAACGGGACATCTTCGCATTAACTGTGCTATATTGTGGTGTCACAGGGGATTGAAATGACACAAGTGCTTGCGAATGCCGTGGTCGATGTCTTGAAGCCAGCTACGCCGGTCAACCCCGGCAAATTTCGGGTCGAGGTGTGGGGCCAGCCCCCTTATGATTACGTCCGCACCTATGAAATCCTCGCGAAATCCGATACAATCGCCGCGCAGGAAGGCATTCAGCGGTTCGTCACTGAGATGGAAACGCTTGATCTTTCAAAGGGTTAATCAATGGCAACCGCTCCGGGGCTAGTGCCCAATATCCGCTTGGCCGGACTTGACCAGCCCCGTATTCCGT